ATGGAATTGAATTTTGATTATCGGTTAGAACCAACTAGGGATATCTTATTCATCGATGTTAAATCATTTTACGCCACCGTTGAATGCAGCCAAAGAGGATTAGATCCGCTGTCTACGATGTTAGTAGTCATGAGCCTAGCGGATAATACCGGGAACGGCCTCATTCTAGCCTCGTCTCCTATCGCTAAAAAAGAACTTGGTATATCGAACGTCACAAGAGCAGATAATCTACCTGACCACCCCGACCTTATTAAAGTTCCGCCGCGTATGAATTTGTATGTTAAAGAGAACATGAAATTAAACGATATCTTTAGAGAGTATGTCGCAGACGAAGATTTACTTGTTTACTCGATCGATGAATCCATTTTAGATGTTACCCATTCTTTGAATTTGTTTTATCCCGATAAATCGGAATCACGATATATTAAACGCAGACGGTTAGCAGGACACATTCAAAAAGAAGTAAAAGAAAAACTAGGATTAATCGTATCAGTCGGAATTGGTGACAATCCTCTTCTTGCTAAACTGGCTCTCGACAATTATTCAAAACACGATGATAATTTCGTAGCGGAAATTCGTTATCAAGATGTTCCCTCTAAAGTGTGGACTATTGAGGATATCACTGACTTTTGGGGAATAGGCAGCCGAATGAAGCGGAATCTTTATAACATGGGAATTGATTCTATTTACCAGCTCGCTCACTCTGATGTTTACAAGCTAAAGAAAAGGTTTGGTGTAATGGGGACGCAACTGTACTATCATGCGAATGGGATTGATCGCACCATTCTATCGGAACCCGCCCCAGAGCCAAAAGAAAAATCGTATGGCAACAGTCAAGTGTTACCAAAAGATTATATCCGTCAAAATGAAATTGAAATTGTGGTAAAAGAAATGGCAGAACAGGTTGCTGCTCGCATTAGAAGGCACGGCTGTTTAGCACAATGTGTGCACTTATATGTTGGAACGTCCATGTCAGAATCTAGCAAAGGATTTTCGCATCAAATGAAAGTTCCGGCTACTGATAGCACAAAGGAATTAGTGCAGTATTGTCTTTCAATTTTCCGCAAATACTACAAAGGACAGGTAATTCGCCATATAGGTGTCACCTACTCTAAATTAATCTACACAAGAGAGCGGCAGTTAAATCTTTTTGAAGAACCTGAACAGCAGATAGCAGACGAACGATTAGATTTAGTTATTGACAAGATTCGAGCAAAGTATGGCTTTACGGCAATTATTCATGCAACAAGCAAATTAGACGGTGCCAGAAGTGTAGCTCGTGCAGGATTAGTTGGCGGCCATGATGGAGGCGGAAGTGCTGGCGGCTTAGACGGGCTAGATGCAAAACCGTCTGAGAACAAAATCACGCTGCTACAAAATGACGAACTATCGAAGAAAGCGCGTTGGGAATTGCGTGACAACCAAAATAGTTGGCTAGAATTGGAGGAATTCAATTAAACTATCCTATAAACGATAAATATAATAGTAGAAAATAATTACCCTCCCCTTTTACGTATCTCAATGTGAAGGGGGAATTTTTATGTATTTTGAAAATGAATTTGGCTATGTGAAATTAGAAGGTCACTATGTACGCTCAGTAGTATATGACACTTGCGAACAGATTGTAAAAATTAATCATGACAACCCGCCAGAAATCGTTCGAAATTTTGCAAATAATTACTATCTCTATTTCGTCAACAAGTTGAAGTTTTTGGAAACTATTGCTAAAAGTTAGTTGCATAAAAAAAGAGCCTTATTTTTGGCTCTTTTTTGGTAAGTATAATTCTTCTAGCTGTTTGCGATAATTTTTAGCATCTTCAATAGTATCAAATCCTTTTTTACGATATGTAGTACCATTAATGACTATCTTAGCTTCATATTTAGCTGTTCCATTCTTCAACTGATATTTAGATACACCTCTAACGCCAGTTGAGTTGAACGGCATAGCTTTATCGTTTTCAAAGCGGAATAACTCCACTCCGTTTACCTTTTGAGCTTTTCTTGCTTCGTTACGCTTCATGCTGGGATCGTGACGTAGGCATCCACAACTAACTGCATCTCCAGAAATTAGCATTGATGTCCTGTAGATAGCTACATTGCCACAATCACAGACACATTCCCACATATGCCCCTGCTTCGTGGCATTACCTTTCTTCTTAACCACTAACTTTCCAAATCGTTTATCAATTAAATCATATTTTTTCGGCATAGGCTCAACTACATTCCAAGCGATTTAGCATATTCACTGAGTGTATAAGCATTCTTAACAATCATCTTTGAGACATCTGACGTTCCGTTTTTTAAATTCCCAATCGCCATACGGCTTATACCAGTATTTTTTTCAATTTGATATGCCGAAATGTCAGAGTTTAGTAGTTTTAAAACCTTTTGCAAGTCAATAATGCCAAAATTTAACATCTGCTGTTTCTCTAAAAAATCTTCAATGGATTTATGTGCAGCTTTCAATTCTTTCTTTGCTTCTACGGTATCAGATTCGAATTTAAGCTTTCCGTTTTCAGTAGCATAGCCTGGTGAATTTTTTAGTCCTGATATTGTCTGAACCCTGTCGTGAGCTAAAGTGTATTTTTTTATTAATTCATTTGAGACGTTTGCTCGCTTCAGATTAGATGGGCTAACTTTACCGCTAATTGATTCATGCTTACCTGACGCTGTTAAATAGTCATATTCTTTATTCAAAATCATGATTTTTCCTCCTTTTTCACGCTACTAATACACTTTTAGGGAACCATTTTTTGCTTTCGCCATACGCTGTGTTAAACGTTAATAAAACAGCTTTTTCAGTTTCCTTTTGCACCTGAACGTCATTCATCATTTTAACTGCTAACTTGCCTTGTGCTTCTCGTTGAGCTTTGCGTCCAACCCCGTATTCTTTTGCAGCAAACCAAATTTTAACGCCTTTAAATTTTGTGCTGCTGGATCCAAATGCAACTGCATCTTCAGGGACAGCTTGTTTTGCAACTTGGTAAGCACGTTTTAAGAATTTAGAAAAATGAGCTAAATAAGAACCTTCTGCTCGATTGTCTTCAAAAGCTTTCTTCGTCCAAGTGTGTGCTAATTTAAAAATTTCTGATTTAGTCATTTCACTCAATCCTTTCTTTGTGCTTCCCTCATCTACATATATAGTATAGCACGGTTTACTATTATAGTAAAGCGAAATATACTATGAATGTAAAAAAATTGCAAAAAAATAGCCCTGACCTCAACTAAGAGACCAGGGCTTTTAATTTTAAATGGTTACATCATAATTATAATTTTTATTTGCCAACCATTTTTCTAAAGCAAATTTATTATCAGAGTTTTGGTTGAACGTCCCAATTTTAATTTTGACGCTATTCTTGTTACGCTCTTCTTTGTAGCTCCAACCGTATTTTTTACAATAGTCGATTACTGCTTTATGACCAGATGACCCATAAGTGAACCAGTAAACGTTAACTGTCTGTCTTTTACGTGTATTATTAGTCGTGTTCGCCGATTGGTTCACTCCGTTCGCTATATCTTTTGCAAATTGCGATTTGCTGATTCCCATACTAGCTAGATAGCTATATGGGTCTTGGTGGTCACCTTCAATATTATCTGAGACCCACTTATGAGATTTAACTCCTTTTGTACCTGCTTTTCCAGCATCTAACGTTTTAGGAATATTATACTTATCACAAGCCCAGCGTATTAACCAGATATAAGCTGCATAATTTTTTTGAAACATCGTTTTATCTTTCGTATGTTGTAATTCAATTTGTACTGGTGAATATGGATTAGCTGACAACGCGCCATAAGCAACATAGCCGGGTTCCCCAATTAAATAGATAATACCACCATCGCCAATGATAAATTGTGTGTACGCGTTTCTCCAATTTCGTTTCATATAAGTTGCTTCGTTGCGTCCAGTAGCGGTTGGATTAGCAGTTTCATGAACAATCACATATAGATTTTGAGCTTTTTGACTAGAACCCTCATTAGCCGCTAAAGCAAATTCACGATTGAATGTATATGACATATTATTTATCCTCCTTGTTGTAGTGATAACTTGAAACTCCCATGCAAGTACCAAGAAGAGCGGTAAATGCTGTCCAGATTGTCAACACTGAATCTGTTAACTCCCAACCGATTGTTTTACCCACCACACCAACAAATACACCCAAAGCAGGCATCACAATAGATACCGCCCATTTCAAAATTGCATACTGTTCATCTGTTAATTTAAATTTTGGCATTTGTTATTCTTCCTCCTTCTCGATTACAGGCATGGCACAGATGCGTTCATACATCGCATGTCCTGTACCGTTTCCTCCGAGCCCACTGTAGGCTTTCCACAGATGGCTCATGTTGTTTAGTTCTTTCATCGTTACCGCTCCACGTTTTAATATGACTTCGTATGATGCATAAATTCGGTCGTGGAGACTGGCTAGGCTTGCTTCTTGGCGGAGATTGCCTTGTACCTCCAAAGTGTCCAGTCGAGTGTCTAATTCTGTTTGGCCTTTTAGCAATTCGTCTAGCTGATCGTTACGCTTTTTAATCTCCTTGTAGAGTTTCCAAAACTGCCGTCCTGCAAAGAGAATTCCTCCAATCAAGCCAACGCCAAAATACTGCCTGAAAAATTCGTTAATCTGATCCAACACTACCATCTACATTCCCTCTTTGCTTCAAAATAAAAGACAACCGGCGATAAAACCGATTGTCCCAATTACCAAATATTTTATCGCTCTGTTTCTTCTTGCTTTTTTGCATCGTTGACAATTAAAGCAACATTTTCACGGATCAAAGCGGGAACACTTTCAATCGTTCGCTTGCCCTCAATCACATGTGTGGCGTATAGCATTTCTAAAGCTGAATACATAATAAAATCTCCTTTCTATTTTGACAAAATCATGTCTGACAATTGTAAAAGAGCCTCTTCAGACATCTCTTGACGCTGACGAAGCTCTGCATTTTCCTGTTTTAATTGTTCTAATTCATTAGGTTCCGGTGGTGTGTATTCATCAATAATCGCCTGTATGAACGCTGACATATCATCAGAATTATCATTAAACTCCGCTAAAACAACGTCAAAGAGTTTTAGCAACTCCTCATCCATTTCACCAGTACCCTCAAAAATATCAGCTATATATTGCTCTTTAAATCTCTCTTGGTTATCTGTCATATCTGTCATAGCTCCCTCCTAAATATCTGCTGCGACAAAGGAACACGAGATGTTAAAAATTGATCCTGCCGCTACTTCCGGAAAGCCATAGGAAGTCCCGCTAGGCCCCATAATGTACGCACAATCAATATTCCCGTTAGCTCTAATTATCAACATGAATATTAAAGCAGCGCTGCCTTTTGCCATAGTATTATAGTCCGCTTTAGGCCTGAAACCTACTGGTAGTGTCCCCATAGTTCGAGCACTTGTGCCTCCTGTTAAATTGCTTGTATTTTTAAACGCTCCAAATAATTGAACCTGTCTTCCTTGTCTGCTCGCCCGTGGCTTGTTGGTATCTGAGTATGCCCCCCAACCCGAAGCATAACTTTGTACTTCACGCTCTGGCAATGACATTAAATCTTGAAATTCAAGCTTCACTCTGCCATATGCGGGAGATAACTGCGCATTATAAATAGTAATGCCTTCGCCGCCATAAATTGCAGAATAGGATGGATTGCCAACATCAATACCATTATTGTCAATAACCCAATGCCAGCCCGGATTTTTACGTGCTGCATCAGTGTAAGAGATAGCCGCCAAATTTCTTGGAGATAAGATAAATGTTCCATTCTGAGTGCTATTCTCAACAGCCCAATCTGCGGTTATATTCCCATTATAGGTGCTGTTATATATAATTGTTGCGCCACTGTCTTGGTAGGTACCTGAATTATTTAGAATAGAGGTATTTATTGTTGTCCCTGTGATAGTTGACCCAAGTATTCTTACAGCATTTAACTCAATAATATTCAATACTGACTGCTGAATTGTTTGACCCTGCCATGAGCCAGACTTGTAAACGTAAAAATTAGTGACATTACCGCTACTATCAGACTTCCACCACTGTTGATTTTCTTTGGGGTTAGCAGGCTGAGTTGGCCCAATGTACGGATAGATACCTGTCATGCCTTGGATCAATGCAGGATTAGTATACGTTACTGTACTGTCTGACATAGTTGTCTTTAGCCTGCGCCAGATATATTTATTTGGGTCTGCGTTATTTGGCACAGTGGTAGACCAGCTGCCACCTGCTTGACTAGTTGGTGAAGTGGAAACGTAATATTCTTCCACCACTGAGGATACGCTAATGCCATTACTTCCATCCTCGCCATCCTTACCGTCAGAACCATTTGCGCCATTGGCACCCATTTTCCCTACAGAATATGCAGTGGAACTGGTGCTGTTGGTGTAAGAAATTACCGTCCGTGTCCAGAGATACTGATTGGCAGCTACATTTGGAATAGTAGTTGACCAGGTACCGGTTGGAGCAGTGGTACCTGATGTGGAAGCTTGGTAAGTAATTGCCGTGGAAGCAATGCCGTTACCAGCTGGTCCTTGAGAACCATTAGTCCCCATTTTACCTACGGAGTAGCCAGTCTCTGTGCTATTATCTGTATACGTCCACACAGTTTTAGTCCAGAGGTATTGACCAGCTGCAGCCGTTGGTGGAGAAGCAACCCATCCACTTGATGGTGCTGTAGTCCCACTTGATGACACAGCATAAGTGATTGCAGTAGACTTGATACCCACGCCATCTTTACCAGCAATACCATCTTGGCCGTCATTGCCGTCTTTAGCTACATAAGTGACAGAATACCCAGTTTCTGTGCTATTGTCTGTATACGTCCAGACTGATTTAGTCCACAGGTACTTACCTTTAATGAGCGTTGGTACAGTAGCCGTCCAGCCAGACGTTGGAGCTGTAGTGCCGCTGTCAGACAGAGCGTAAGTTACTGTCGTAGTTTTAATCCCTACACCGTCTTTACCCGCAACGCCATCTTTACCATCCTGTCCACTTTCACCTAAGATACGTGTCCACGTGTAATCATCAGGGTTTTGGCTGTCTTGTGCAGTGTAGTCTGTGTAGGTTCCGCTGTACGTTGGATAGGCGTTTTCAAAATCGTCTGATGGTGAGGGAGTGTAGATTGTTTGTTTATCTCCTACTTCAAGTTTAATACCTTTTTTTAAGGTTCCTGTAGAAGATTTTTCAGTGATGCGCATATACGCAGCACTTGCATTATTTATTTTAAAGTTAAAAATGCTCGCGTTGCTTGAAAATGCACGAGACAGAAATTGTTTATCTGTGTCATATAGGGCAACAGCACCAACTGTAGCTTGTGTATCAACTTGAGTAAGTGTAAAAATATCTCCATATGATACTGGTATGAAATTAGTAATAAAGCCATTTGCAAGCTCTTGAATGCTTCCATCCGTATTTATCCACGATTTTTCTGTAACAATGCCTGTACTTAACAAATTTTCATTAGGATACGTATCCGTAAATCTATCTGTACCATCTGCTGACCAAGCGTAGGCGTAGTGTGTGTATGGCGTTTTACCGTTTTCACCAGGAGTGCCAGGAATACCCTGATTACCAGGGTCGCCTTTGTCACCTTTATCCCCTTTGTCGCCCATTTTAGCAACGCTGAAACCTTGTTCGGTTGTATTGTCATCATAAGTCCAAGTAGTACGTGTCCACAGGAATTGACCATTAGGAACTGTTGGAATTGTCAATGACCACCCCACGCCAGGTTTAGTTGTACCTGATGTACTTGAAGCATACTCAATTTTGGTTGATTTAATACCCACGCCATCCTTACCGGCAATACCGTCCTGTCCATTGTTTCCATCTTTGGCGTTATAGCTAACGGTATAGCCAGTCTCATTGGTATTGTCAGTGTATGTCCAGACTGTCTTAGTCCAGAGATACTGACCTTTAACCAACGTGGGGACTTGCACTGTCCATCCACTTGAAGGAGCGACAGTACCAGAAGCGCTCTGTGCGTATGTGATAGCAGTAGATTTTAGTCCTACACCATCCTTACCGGCTACTCCATCTTGTCCATCCTCGCCTTTGATTTTTGACCATGCATACTTTTTAACATCCGTGCTATCAGCCTGCGTGAAGTCAACATACTGACCCATCCAAGTTCCTACATCTTCCCCGCCATTGCCAGTGAATGTTTGACCGCCATCATTGGAGTATTTGATATGCAGATAGCTAGTTTGTCCATCTGCTCCAGTCTCGCCAGGAATACCATCTGCACCCTTAACCAAAGTCCAGTCATAATCTGCTGGTACCGTTGAAGGGTTTGGGTTCTGTGATACCTGCATACCAACATATTTAGCACCAGTAGGGTCATCTGTCATGGGATTCCCGTTTGAGTTTTGAGAATACCGTATATGCAGATAGGCAGAAAGACCATTAGTACCTGGTTCTCCATCAAAGTAATCTATACCCTTAACTGGAGTTTTACCGTTTTCACCGTCATAAACTTTAGTCACAAC